GATAGTGTTTTACAAACTGATTATTATAATGATAATGTAAAACCATATGATCTTAGTTTTAATAGATATGTAGAAAGATATAAATTTAAAGTATGATTATACCAAACGGACTAATTGAAAAATCTCATACATCAGAACTAGATAGACCAGTCTATTTTGGAGAAGATAGTATAAGATATAACGGACCTATCTTTAGAATATCAACCGGAGCAATATTTACAGGCAGTCAACCAGGTAGAGGATCTATGCTATTATATTACAAAGATAGCGATGGAACTAAAATAAACCCTGCTCAATTATATAATGATAATATATCTAACAATAATATTGAAGACAAAACAAGTTTTAATAGAACACAATATAATTTTAATATTAAAAATAATCTAGAATATGCTAATTCTATGAATGAAGATCCACATACCCGTAGAGTATTATTATTAGGATCAGAAACCGATATACCAGTATCAATAACCGATAAACCATTAGGGATAAATTATGTTACTGGATATTATATTAAATATATAGTTAAATACTATAATAATAATTCTTTTTATTATACTAGTGGTAACAACTATTTAAAATATAGAGGAATAAAAAACTATAGTCCAAAAGTTAATACTATTTACACCGTCCAACCATTGAAGTGGTATATACGAGCAAAAAGTATAGAAGATATAATTCGTATAAATAGATTTAACACCCAGCAATTAGAAAATAATACTGGAATGTCAGGATTATCTAAATTTATTATTGATTATGCAGAATATTATAGTGATCCGTATGATAATTTACTTACATTAGGTAGAGAACTTATAACAAGAGAAGGAGGAGACTATAAAGGAATATATTATATTGATCAAGATAATAAAATCTTTCAGAAATACTCAACTACTAATCCAACTACTAATGAGTTATTTTTAAGTGAAGCTATCGGAGATGAAGGAATTGAAAGACTAGGAGGATTTGCCGCAGTCCAATCCTTAATTAATAATTATTATTTAAATGAAAGTATAAATAGTAGTGTATTAAATAATGCATCAAGAATGGCATTTAATAATTTTAAAACACAAACATTAACTAATAATACTCAATATACAAATGGAGGATCTTCTGGTGGAGGAGGTGGTTATTAGAGATTTTTTTCGTATATTTAAGTATGTACTGGTTAGTAGAGAATAAAAAACAGTTTGATACTTTTGTTAATGTTGTTAAAAATGATCTCTATATCGAAATTATTCCCGATTTCTATAATGAACATCCCTGTCAGCAATCTATTGTAGGATATTACGTTAGACCTATAACAGATAAAAAAGGATACATTCTACCAGTAAATCATTATGAAACAAGTAATTTACAAGAAAGTGATGTTATAAACTTTCTTAATGGAATATCTAAGTTTTACTGTTATGATAAAAAGAAGTTATTACATAACTTTAAACATAGAAATCTCTTTGATATACAAATAAATTACAAAGAGATACAAACAGATTATCCATTAATTATACAAGATTTTCAAAGAAGAAAAATATCTAACTCAAACTGCCCTATAGTAAAGATATATGAGTACTATGAAGCTAAGTATGAGGAGATTAGTGAGCATATTGATAATGATTATAATTTATTTTATAATAATAAAGTACCACTAGTATTTTCAGTTATTGAGTCAAGTGGTATAAAAATAAATAAACAATTATTTGAAAAACATTTTTATGAAAATGAAGAAGATTTTGTTTTTACTCAGTATAACTATACTACTTTAACTACAAGACCATCTAATACATTTAAGAAAGTAAACTATGCTGCTTTAAATAAAGATAATGGTAGTAGGGATTGCTTTATACCGAGAAATGATCATTTTGTAGAAATAGATGTTTCCTCTTATCATATACTTTTACTTTGTCAGTTACTTAATTATGAGTTTGAGGTAGAAGATATACATGAATATTTTGCATCTGTATATCAAACATCATATGATAAAGCAAAGCAATTAACATTTCAACAAATATATGGAGGAATAAAATCCGAATACGAACATATTCCATTCTTCCAGAAAGTAAAAAACTATTCTAATAATTTATGGTCAGAATTTAATTCGAAAGGCTATATAGAATGTCCTATATCTAATTATAGATTTTCAATGAAAGATCATCCGCAAATGAATTCATTAAAATTAATGAATTATCTATTGCAAAATTTGGAAACTTCAAATAATGTTCTTATCTTATATGATATCTTGAAACTATTGCGAGGTAAACAAACTAAGGTTGTTTTATATACTTACGATAGTATATTATTAGATGTAGATAAAAAAGAAGAAGAAATAGTAGAGAAAATTAAAGAAGTTTTTCGTATATTTAATCTTAAAATAAAATGTAAAAATGGTAAAAATTATGGTAATCTTGTAAAATGTTAAAGTTATGGAGGAGAATTTAGTTATGGAGCCGCAAGTTGATATTTATAATCGATATGATTATGATAAAATCAACAGCGAAATAGACGTGAATAATAAATTATTTTGTACATTCGTTACTCTGGAGGAGTTAGAGGATAGGTTAAAAAGTATAACCACAGAGTACGAAATCAAGTACAACAAGTTATTTGTACTATCTGTAGAAGATAGCGAAGAGTATGTTATTACTTACAATGTAGAAAACGCTAATGTTAGCGCTATCCCTTATAATACAATTTTAGTGCATCGAAAAAAGCATACAAATACTTTGTATACGATCAATGCATTAAATGAATTGATTAAAAAATTAAATGGTGGAGTAGTTGATACTAAATTTCCTATTGAATGGAACCACTATAGAAATACCATCATGCTAACTCAACAGGGTGGTTTAAAAATGTTAAAGACAAAAATATATCAAATAATCGAGTTATAATAAATTGTTTCATCTTAAAAAGTTTTAAAAAATGGATTTAAACGCAATTCGTCAGAAACTGCAGTCTATGCAGAATCAAGGTAATGGTCAAGCCAATAATAATAATCGACCAAATTATTTCTGGAAACCTTCTGAAGGTAATTCCAAAGTTAGGATTCTTCCATCAGCATTTAATGCCGCATCACCATTCTCAGAAATGAAAATGTATTATGGTATTGGATCTAAGATGATGGTATCTCCACTAAACTGGGGAGAGAAAGATCCTATTGCTGAATTTGTAAAGCAGCTTCGTCAATCTAATAACTCTGAACATTGGAGATTAGCTAAAACTTTAGATCCTAAAGTACGTATCTATGCTCCAGTAATCGTTCGAGGAGAAGAAAATGAAGGAGTTAAGCTATGGGGATTCGGTAAGATGGTATATGAATCTCTTCTACAATTAATCTTAGATGAGGAAGTAGGTGATTATACTGATGCATATAATGGTCGTGATATTAAAATTAATGTAGTACGTGATCCTAGTGGAGGATATCCTAAAACTACTGTACAGCCATCTATGAATCAATCACCTGTTCATGAGGATGCTAAATTAGCAGAAGAGTTTTTACGTACTCAACCTAACCCATTAGAAGTATTTAAACCACTTCCATTTGATACTATGAAGTTAAATCTTCAGAATTATATTAATCCGGACGGAGGAGATAATGAAGCTGATACTGTAGCTACACCAAGCAATGTAACCACAACAGCTCAACCATCAGCCTTTCCACCACCACCATCTTCTAATCATTCAGAACCACCTGCTGTAAAGAAAAGTAAAGCAGATATGTTTGATGATTTATTTGAAGAAGAGACTTCAGAAGAAGCTCCGTTTTAATTAATAATAGTATTTTATGGCAAAAAGTAAAAAGTCTTTGTCCGAGGCCGTGTCTTCGGAAATCAAGTCGAAATTTGATTTAGGTAAGTTTAAAGAAAAGAAAGGATTAGCAGGAAATGTAAAGTTCAAAGAACAACAATGGATTCCTCTATCTGATGCTTACCAAGATATACTATCAGTACCAGGAATTCCAATGGGACATATCGTTCTACTAAGAGGTCATTCTGATACTGGTAAAACAACAGCGCTACTAGAAGCAGCTGTATCAGCTCAAAAGCGAGGCATCCTTCCAGTTATTATCGTAACGGAAATGAAATGGAACTGGGAGCATGCAATGCAAATGGGGTTAGAAGTAGATACTGAAGTAGATGAAGAAACTGGTGAAGTAGTTGGTTACTCTGGAAACTTTATCTATGTTGATAGAGAAACTCTAAATACTATTGAAGATGTTGCTGCATTCATTATGGATATTATTGATGAGCAGTCTAATGGTAACTTACCATATGATCTTCTTTTCTTATGGGATTCTATCGGAAGTATTCCTTGCGACCTTTCAGTACGTTCTAATAAGAATAATAACGAATGGAACGCAGGAGCAATGTCTACTCAATTTGCAAATAATGTAAATCAGAAGATTGTTCTATCTCGTAAAGAGTCATCTAAGTTTACTAATACTTTAGTTTGTATTAATAAGGTATGGGCTATGAAGCCGGAATCTCCTATGGGTCAACCTAAGTTAATGAATAAAGGAGGTTACTCAATGTGGTATGATGCTACATTCGTAGTTACTTTCGGCAATATTATGTCTGCTGGTACCTCTAAGATTAAAGCAATTAAGGATGGTAAGCAGGTAGAATTTGCTAAGCGAGTAAACGTTCAGGTAGAGAAGAATCATATTAATGGAGTAACTACAAGAGGAAGAATTATTATGACCCCTCATGGATTTATCAAAGATACTCCTACAGCTCTAAATAACTATAAAAAAGATAGAGCCCAAGAATGGTCTGATATCATGGGAGGTTCTACTTTTAATATTGTAGAAGAAGAGCATGATTTAACTGATATCTCAACTTACACTCAAGAACCCTGAATCACATGGAATACTTGGATATCTTAAATAACATTAACGAAAAGGATCAAGAGATTAAATTAAAACCTCATGATAGAGTTTTAATTATTGATGGCTTGAACTTATTCTTTCGTAACTTTGCAACTATTAACTTAACTAATAATAATGGAGCACATATTGGTGGTCTAGGTGGCTTTCTTAGATCAATGGGAACTTTAATTAATAAAGTACAACCAACTTCAATATATGTTATTTTTGATGGTAAAGGTTCTACTGTAAATAGAAAGAATATAAATCCTGATTATAAAGCAAACAGGAACATCAATAGGATTACTAATTGGGATTCATTTAATTCTATAGAAGATGAACATGAGTCTAAATTAGATCAACTATTAAGATTAGTTCAATATCTTAAATTACTACCAGTAAAAATATTATCTTTTGATAAAGCAGAAGCTGATGATATTATATCAGTACTTTGTAAGCAACTATCATATGATAAGAATAAATTATTTATAGTATCTTCAGATAAAGATTTCTTGCAATTAGTAGATGATCATATTGTAGTATATCGACCTACAGAGAAGAAGTTTTATACTTACGATGATGTAGAAAGTTCATTTAATATTAAGCCGGAAAACTTTTTATTATACAAATGCTTACTCGGAGATAATTCCGATAACGTAAAAGGTATAAAAGGTCTTGGTAAAAAGACGCTAGCAAAGAGATTACCTGAATTAGCCAATGAGGAAATACATTTAGGTAAGCTTCATAGTATATGTGAAGAGAAATTAACTACAAATATCTCATATGCTAGAATCTTAGATGATTTTAATACTATAGAAAAGAATTATAAGATAATGAATCTTAAAGATCCTATGGTCACCGAACAGCAGATTCAGGGAGTAAAAGAAATAATTGCACATAAAGAATTAAATTATTACCCTGATGAGTTTGAAAGTTTGCATAATGTTGATAAATTAGGTAATCTGATTAGGAATCCACAACATTGGTTTAATCAGTATTTTAATCAAATTTATAAAATTAGTAAACAATGACCCTATCAAGCTTAAACGCGTACGGAAAGGCTTTTCAGATAAAAGTAATTTCATCATTATTAACACATAAAAAATTTTTAGTAAATATCTTTGACGTTCTAATCGAAGATTATTTTGATAGCGATGCTAGTAAGTGGGTAATTAAACAAATTGTCTCTTACTATGAAAAATACCATACTACACCAACTATGGATGTACTAAAGGTAGAACTAAATAAGCTAGAAAATGATGTATTAAAATTAGCAGTAAAAGAATTACTAAGAGAAGCATACAAAGCATCAGATGAAGACTTAGAATTCGTTCAAGAAGAGTTTTCTAAGTTCTGTCAGAATCAACAACTTAAAGCTGCTCTGTTAGAATCAGTTGACTTACTTAAAACAGGAGATTATGAATCTATTCAATTCCGGATTAAGAAAGCAATGGAAGCAGGTGGTGATAAGAACGTTGGTCACGAATATAATATTGATGTAGAATCTCGGTATAGAGAAGATAACAGAACAGTAGTACCAACTCCATGGCCTGTATTTAATGATTTACTACAGGGTGGATTAGGTAATGGAGACTTTGGATTAATCTTTGGTAATCCTGGAGGAGGTAAATCTTGGCTATTAGTAGCTTTAGGAGCTTATGCTGTAAAAGCAGGATATAATGTTTTACATTATACTTTAGAATTAGGAGAAGGATATGTAGGAAAAAGATATGATGCTACTCTAACTGGTATAAATGTATCTGAAATTAGCTCTAAAGAAAATGTAGCTAGAGTAACCGAAGAAGTAAACCAATTACCAGGAAAATTAATCATAAAAGAATACTCTCCAGGTATTGCAACTATAGATACTATTAGAGCTCATATTGAGAAAGTTAAGAATCTAGGCACCGACCCTGACTTAATAATTATCGACTACGCCGACTTAATGGGGAGCAGAAAAAAAAGCAAAGAACGAAAAGATAGTATTGATGATATTTATCTTAACACCAAGGGACTTGCAAGGGAATTAAATTTACCAATATGGTCTGTTTCACAAGTTAACCGAGCTGGTGCG